TTCGTTATATTTTGAATCTTTTTCTAATTTCTTCTGTGTCATTTTTTAAAGCTTTCGTTTAGTGAGTCTAATACTTGGTCAATATTGGGCGGTTTACCATGAGGGTCATAACGGCAAGAATACTCAACAGGGCAACTCCCTTCAACCACTAGCGTATATGTATCGTTTGCACCTTTGTATAAACATACTTGCTGTCCATTCTTTGCTTTCACTCTTTTGTATCTCCTACAGGTTATATACTTTGGGTCTTCTCTCATCCCTTTTCTGATTTCTTGTTCCCAAGTCCAGTCACTAAATTTTTTAAGAAAACAAGTAAAACAGTTTTTTATATTGTCCGATTGTGCGTAATATATCACCTTTCCATTAGTACAAAGCCACTCAAAGGTTTCTTGTCCACCTTCTTTTCTAACGCATTTATCCCTAGTCTGATAGCCACCAACCCCTGTCCAACCCCATGAGTGAGTAAACAAAAAGACCCAAAAGACCGATGCCAACGCTAAGAACGATAACAAGGGCAACAATTGTGATAACCTTTTCTTTGAATTTCTGTTTATCGTAGACCTCCTTTTGTCTTCTCTTACGAATGTCTGCTTCCATCCGCAGTAATTCGTCCCATTTTGACTGACCATGCGAGTATTGGATAAATGTCCTCAAATCATTCCTTTGTTGTTCTAACTGGGTCTTAGCACTAAATGCTTCGATGGCTTCTTGTTCTATAGTTTTGCCACTCATAACTTTTCTAAACAACGATGGGTTTTTTGCTGACTTGTGGGCGTTATCAATATCGGATACTGCACCCATCCACCTCGACAAGTCCTGTGACATGGCTTCAAGTTCTCGACCTGCCATAAATGCTTTTTTTATGCCTTGAAAAGCGGTACTGGCTACACTTAGACTAGCGGTAATACTTATAGGGTCAAACATTTAGAACCCCCCTGTATCCCATTTATAGCACTATAGTGTTGAAGATTACCCCAAATGAACTCAATACATAAAAAGCGGTTATTGATATGACTATTCTCTCAAGTCTGGACACCCTACGCTCCATGTCCTGTCTAAAATGGTACATATCGTTTTTGAGAACGCTAAGCTCCATAAGTATTGCGTTTATATCTGCTTTGGTCATTCGTCAGCGTCCTTGATAGTAAGCTTACCTTCTTTTACTTGTTTTAGTATTTCTGCGTAGTCTGTGTTGTCAGGGTCTAAAGGAACACATATTCTCTTACCATCAACAATAATTGCTATAGCATCGTTTGTTCCCTCTATCATACTTGTATATTGTGCTGATGTGATATTCATGATTCCTCCTATAGCTCTGCACTAAAAGCAATATATGCTGAAGCATTATTGGCAAAAACCCTCATTGCAGTACCTGCGGTCACGCTAGATGTAGGTGCGCCATAGACCGATGCCACATTATTTGTCATGGCAAATAAATTCCAAGCATTAGTCATGTTAGTTTGAGCGTTTCCCCCATACGCAGTATAATAATTAGTTCCAGAGGTTGCATCTAATGAAGGAACAGCTCTCATTTGAACTGGAAAGTGCATAATACAATTTAATTGTGAAGTAGTATACATATCTCCCATACCCATCATTTTAGTAGAACCACTTGCGACTAAGTGATAATATCTCTGGCATCTCTGAAGGGTTATTCCTATATCTTCGTGCTGAAAATCTGATGCTTGTGAACCGACCTCTAATTGAATTCCTGTAATATACCAAGTAGCACCATTTGTTCCTACTACAGACGTTGCTCCAGTTGCTGAGAAATAATCTCCTGCACCCCAAGCTCCTGCACTTCCGCTATAATTTGAACCAACCCCCAACCCAAAACTAAGCCATAATCCTATGCCGTTTGTTGAGCCAACCCAAGTTCCAGTCGTATCACCACTTATTGTAATCACTTTTTTTTCAAATGTATTTGCTGAACTAATCGTATAAGTAAAAGGATAATTTCTGTTTCTTGCATTATTTTTCAAAGCACCGCCAAATGTTCCAGTTAAACTTGAACGTACATGAAAAGATAAAGTGATTGTTTTTGCTGAAGATGAACCATAGTTAAGATTTGCGGAATTAAAACCTTCAATTAATTGTTCAATATTAAAAATGTTATTTGATGCGTCTGCCGTAGTAGCTGACGATGTAACTAATAAGGAGTGGTCAAAATCATCTGGTGCGGTTGAAGATTGCTGAACAGTAAACTTACCAGTAGTAGCACCCCCATCATATGAATTACCTCTAAACCTATCAAGATTGTACGCACCATTAGTTTGAGAAAAACTACTTCCACTATTTCTTTGGTCAACAGCCATTGCACCATTAATTATCAAATTAGACGAACCTTGCCCTACGTTTTCTGTTCCTCTGCTTTGTACTTTAGTTAAAGGCATCTTTATTCTCCGATGGCGTTTTCTGCATCTCTTTGTTTTCTAGTCTTATAATCTGACCTAGCGGTGATTAGCTTTACAAAGTCGGCTTGGTTGCTAGGGATTGGGTCTGTGAAAGAACTATCGTTCATAAGCTTTGTAGTCCATTCCTGTTGCATCCTTTTCCAACAATTGTGAATTTTGCCTGTCATTGCTTCTTGCACCCATTGATTTATGTCTAATAAGTCATTGTTCAATATAGCTTGTTGGGTATCATCGACCTCTATTTTTAATGTAAGTTTTGCCATTTTTTATTCCTTTTTTTTAACAAACTAAATGTCCTCCAAAATATGTGACATGATTACTTATATCTATCGAATTAGTTCCACCATTTTGATACCAAGACATATGCACTGTATCATTTGCATCCATATCAATTATCATTGATATATTTTGTCCAAATTGTTGGGTTGTAGCGTCAAACTGTCCAGTAGAGGTTAAGATACTTATATTTCTATTGCTTGCTCCAATAGTCCACTGCCACCATGTCACATCTGTTTCTATTGAATCTGTTCTTGTATTAAAATAAATCGCATATCTACCAGTAACTGGTGCTGTAAAATATCCATTTGAATTGTCATAGTCTGCACCTTGATCAAATATTTCGGTATCACATACAAGGGTAACAGAACTGCCTACAGCTATATTAGTAATATCACTTGAAAGCTTTGCAAGAAAAGCGGGTTGATTTGGCATAGTTAGTTCTGAAGGTGCTTCTAACTGCCCTATAGCCGTTGTACCAGACCCACTAATAGAATTTATCTTGAGTACGTTCCCCGCTGTTAGATTGCCTGTAGGAAGCGTTAAAGTGTAGGATTGACCCGCTGAATGTGCGGGTGACCGCAACTTTACCCCATGTGAGTTTTGTGAACAGTTTAGCTGTAGTGTTCCGTCTGTCGTGCCATCGCCTTTTATAGATAATCCCGCACTTGAAGAAGTAGAAACAAAGTTTGTCTTTGCGTTTGTTACTGTGCTGTCACTAGGTGTACCTATGTCTAGCGTGTTTCCTAAGACCAGAATAAAATCTATTGAGTCGCTTGATGATAAAGTACCGCTTGAGGGTAAGAATGTGATTGTTGAACCAGAAACAGAATAGGCAGTTAGGGGTGCTTGTATAACACCATTCAAAGAAACCAACATATGCAAGGCTGATTCTGGTACAAAAGCCACCGAATCTTTAAGAAGATTATAGGTGTTGGTGCTTGATGTTGTTATTGCATCTAGCTTGATATAGTTCCCAACTTGGGGTGATTTGCCTATATATGCCATTATGATTCCCTAAACTTATTCATCTTTAATTGTTAATGATTTTGCTTTTATTCTTTTATTTATTTCATCAAGCAAGTCATCACCTACTATTGCATCAGAACTATTAACATGACGAGTTTCACCATCCACATCCACGACAATATATTTAATTTTTGTATTAGGTTCTGTGTAATATTTGGCATTTTCTAATTTAGTTGTGTCACTTATCATTGTTATTTCCTTAAACTGGGTTTCTATAGCCTAATAAACTCATGTGTGTTTTTGTAGACGCATTACCAGACGCAGTGCTAATTACAAACCCTGTAAAAAAATCATCTGCCTGAGAGGAATCATACCTTCCATGAGAAAATGTTCTTGTAAAACAATCATCAGAGGCTTCATATCCCACTAAATCTGATTGAATCCAAGGTCTGTAAACAGAACCTCTATCTGTGCTTGTTCCTCCCAATACTGGTGCAGTATGATTCCAAAAATTTATTTCTCCATGTATACCACCCACAAGATTAGAATATATTTGACTCCATATTCTAACTGAAGAATCACCACTTGCTCTAGTTCTATCTAAGCTTGTTGAATCAGAACGTAATCTATCCACTACCCAATGATAGTTTGTTGCAGTTGCATAAGTATTTGTAGAATACAACCATTGAAAATTAATCGTATTATTATCTGCACCAGTTGGAGTAAAAAACCCAATAACTAACTTGTAATAAAGATAATCTGCTGAAAAACAATTTCTAAATTCTATGTTACCAGTTGATTGATTGATGTCACCATCTGTCGCAGAAACTTTGTTTTCTATAAGTTCCCAACCTTGTACCGATTTAGCTATTTTAGGTTGCGTGATATTAACATCTGTTACTTTTGCTGTTGTAACCGCTGTATCTGCAATCTTTGCTGTTGTTATCTGACCATCTTGTATGTCAGCACTTGTTAATAAGGCTGATGCAGGTTGTACTCCTATGAATGGCATTGTTTCCCCTTATGTTATCTCTAATATGCTTAGTGTAGCGTCTATCTTTGCTTGAACACTACAATTTATTTTTAAAACATCTGTTGCCTGTAAACATACCTTTCCACCAGTAAGAACCTCTAACGTTGAGCCATTAGGTATACTTACCCCTTTTACAACTGAAACGTTTGAGTTTGTTTCTGTGTCGCTTGTGTTAGATTCAATTTCTACATCTACTGTCACGGCTGTAGTATGAATGTTACAAAGCAATAACCCTATGATAACTGTGGTTGTTGAATTTGGTACTGTGTAAAGGGTTTCAGCCGAACCAGAACTAGGCATTGCTCCGTTGGTTTTTACCTTAAATGTATTCGCCATATTCTACTCCCTATCCTAGAGCAATCGCCAAAGGTAAAGCATTAGGGTCAGTTTCTGAGATCGTACCAGTTGTTGACATTGTGCTTGTGATTGCGTTGCTTGTTATATTTATTGAAAACAACTCAATGTTATCTGAACCATCATTGATTTTTACTTTAAGTGTGCCACTTGTTCCATTATCGACCCATATTGTGCCTGTAGCGACTGAACTAGGTGCTGAACTTCCTATGTGTGAAGTGTTCAAAGCCGTTAAAATATTATTCAATTCAGTCCTAAAAGAACTAAAACCTTGATTTGCTAAACTTACATCTGAAACCTGTGCCATGATTTTTTATACCTTTTTCCTGTTAACTTTGCAACCCAAAACCCTTTGCGATGTAGTCAAATGTCCTATCAACTGCACCCCCACTAGAATTTGCAAACGCTATTGTAAACCCACTTACTGTCTTTGAACTTATTGTAAAAACATCACCAGTAGCCATATTCTGTGCGGAAATACCTATTGCAGGTGCTTCAAAAAATGGGTTTGTAAAGGTTACTGTTTTGCTACCGCTTGATGTTGACAAATTACTTTCCGCAAAGGTTCTTTCTTCCATATTTAATTTAATCACAATTTGCTTAACATTACTAGATGTTTGGGCATCATCATTTGACAACTTTAAACGAAACTTTGCAAACTTAAATTTAAATGTTGCTGACTGTGTAATGTCTTGAAAGCTTGTGCAATCGGCTAGTGATGTTGTTGATGTTGCAATCTGTACCCTATGAAAAGCGTGTATTTGTTCCGTTCCATCAAAAGGTGCTTTGGCTTCATCAAATAATAACGCACCTCTACCACCATCAAATAAGTCATAAGGATTTTCAGCGTCTAGAACAATACTAGGTTCTATATTGCCATCAAATATTTGTGTAAGTGAAAGAGAATTAGTAAAATTGTAAAACCCTTTTGCATCTCTATTTGAATTATTAAAGTTTGGGTTTGAAGTCGTATCTGTTCCCCCTAGTTCAAAATCTCCTTCGACACTATCAAAATTACCCACTGTATCGTCAAAATTAGTGACTGTATCTAAAGATAATATTACATCTCCAGATGGGTCTATTTTTACCGCAAGTGGAAAGGTTGCATCCATTTGGTCTGAAGCCGTGAAGATATCTGGAGTTTCCGTAAACGTTGATATTTGCTTATAGGCTTGTATTGCAGAAATGTTTGTAGTCACAATTGTAGCTTCTGCGGAGGTGTTGCCGTTTTTATCAACTGCCTTTATGAGATATGAACCCACTCTAGCAGGTACTACAGCATTATCGCATTTTCTTCTAGGGCATCTGACTAGGTTTGTTGAGTTTAGCCAGTTAGCACCAGTAGTAACATTTTGATAGCGTATTTCATAAAAAGAGATGTCTAGGTCACTATTTGCTGAAGGTGGAGTCCATGTAAGCTTTAGATGGTCTTGACCATGCAACTCAACACCAAAATCCTCTACATTACTTGGCGGTTCAACACCCCCTACTATTGCCCTTGTGGTTGATATGAAGGTACTCTTAGAGCCTATGGTGTTTACTGCCCTAACTCTAACTTGATAGGTTGCACCATCAATTACGTTAAGGTGTTGATATTCCAGAATTTTTCCGACTGCTATTTCTCGAAACGAATCACTTACAGCGTTTCCATCTGGGTCTAATGTTTGCTTTATTTGCACTTCATAATTATCAACAAAAAGGTCTGTAGACGCTCCAATAGTAATTAGCAATCTGGTAATTACAATCCCATCCGCATACTCTACTAATTCATCACTTAGTGTAATACTGGCAGGGGGTTGTACTGAAAAAGGGTTCGGTAGCGTTGTGTCTGGTATCGTTGCCACCTCTTGTTGTGTACCGAATGTGTAAAAACTATCTTGATGCTCCGAACATTGTAAACTTACTGTGTGGTCAGTATTTATCGACATTCCCTGTACTCTGAAGGGTTTTGCGGAAAAAGCAGGGGTTGCATGGGTTACGTTTACTATATCGCCTATGGCTAGGTCTAAGGCTGTTGCATCGGCTTTGAGGGATATATCTAGACTAGTTCTGGAACGTCTTAATATTATTTCTGCCATTTCCTGTGCTTGATATGGACTTGTAAACATAGAAAAGTCAAAACGACCTTCTAATAAAAGACCCCCATCAGCGGTTTTCATGGTTGCGTGTTGGTCTGCGGAAGCTAACCCTGTTTCGTCTACTGGTGGGAACTGTGCTGTGTCTGATTGATAGTTTTTATCTGGGTTTATAAAATTAACAATAACCCTATTATATCGTGAATTCTTATTTTTACTCTGAACTGTAATACCGCCTATTATATTGTCTTCAGTGAGCGTTATAGACGCTGTGCCAGTGCTTTCGACCAATATATTGTATTTACCACCAGAAAAGTTTAGATACGACCTAGACCCCCTTACAAAGTTTTTGACGTTATCTATAGCTTTTACTGATGTATCAACGACCGCATGACTGTCCATAAGGTCTATTTGACTTGCACCGCTAAAAGGTGTGATATTTGTATCACATACATCTGTAGCAGTTTGCCAATCAGCAAAGTTACTATCGAAATAATTATTTGGGATACCCATGCCAAATCTATCGTTTCTTAGATAGTCTAATAGCTGTAATATTGGATTATCGGAATATGCCCAAGTTGTACTATCGTCTTTTCGGTGGCTACCACTACCGCCTGTAACTGTGCTATCAAGATTTGGATTATATACCTTGCGACCTTTTATAATTGCTTGTACTTTTGGCAATGAACCAAACTTATCAGCGTTCCATTCAAATCTAAGAGCCAGATAGGCTAACCCTCTTAATCTATGGTTTGAAGTCCATGAAGTAAGTGTAGATAAAAGGGTTGATGCTGATTGTGAGTCTGTTCCTAGATGTGCTTCTACTGTAATTAAACTAGAATCAGCAAAGAAGTTTGAATCTGAACTTGCTACTGTTCTTTGTGTGCCATCGGTCAATGCTCCGCTAAGAGTAACTTGGTTTTCGTTTACAAATAAGGTTTCTACGCTGTTTATTTCTCCTTCGCTAAGAACCAAAGCCATATAAAGATATTGATTGTCTGTGCCAGATGTTTCTAAGAATACGACATTACCACCCACTTTTCTTGTGCCATATACCACAGGAATAGAAGCATTTGCCCTAAATTTATTGACTAATATCCCCTGTGCTTGTTGTTCTGCATAATCGTCACCAAAATCTGGTATTTCTGGCTGTGGTATCAGCCACCCTATAACGTCTTCCACTACGTCTACGACAACTTCTACAACGTCTTCTACAAAACCAACAACATCGCTAATAAAATCGCCTATGCCATCCGTAATATCTCTTAAATCACACATTTATAGCAATCTCCAATTACTTCCCATGTTTTGAAATCCTAGCTTTTCAAATACTGGGTCTATATGCAATCCAGACGTAACAGAAATAGTTATTGGCAACCCCTCCGATACGTTTTTTACAGAATCAATAATTGTTTTTACTAATTTAAAATTTCTATAATTTTTTCTAATATAAAGAACATGAATATTCATAAGTTGTTGTTTGCTAAACCAATATTCTGATTTATGAAACATACATAATCCCATAAGTTCTTTTTTATCTAAATCTTTTGCTAGGATTATCTTACCTTTTTTTAGTATTACATTAATGCAATTTAATAATTTATCTCTGTCTATTTCTGGCAATTCTGCGTCTTTTAAATCAAATTCTTTGAACTCGATTAGCAAATCATAAACGCTTTCAACATCTTTTTTTTCTGCTTGATATAAATGAATGCTACTCATACACGACCCCACTTTATGTCACTTACAGTTAAAGCTGAAAATTCCATGCCTTTATCGCCACTAAAAAATCTTTTTTGTGAAGTATCTGACGTTGTACGACCACTTTGTTTTGAAAAATTACCCCAATGTGATGTGACTGTGAGATTTATACTTGCTGATTTTGTGTTATCGGTAATTTTATATTCGTCTATTGTTCCATAAAACAAAAGGAATGGGTCAGATATTAGTGCAAGATTTGCATCTAAAAACCCCCTATAAACAAATACATTATCGTTAATTATGTTTTCGTTAAGTGCTATGGATATATAGGTTTGGTCTACACCAGAAAGATTAACGATAAGACTATTCTTTGAAGGTGCGTTTGTTTCGCTTACCGCTGTTATTCCTCTAAAATGTCCGTTTGCTTGGTATGTTCTTGAACTTCCAGAAACACTTGATGTTATGTCGAAACTAGCATTTGTTAGATATACTGGAGTTCCGAAAC